CTAACCCAGCCGGATGCTTCGGCGCATTCCGCGAGACAGGGGCAGGTCGTATCCGATCAAGCACAGCTGGTCCAGCGCAAATAGAACGACCGATTCAAAGCCGTAGCCTTGGGCCATCCGCGCTTCTTTCAACCAAGCTGTCGAGGAATCCCCAACACCGACCAGGTGGCTCCGCTCGGCTGGCAGAAATCCGAATGCGCCGCCAGTCTGCATCGATGACCTGGCCAGATTGAGATTCCGTTGATCCGTGTAGGTGAAGCTTTCTGTCTTGAGGCAGTTTAGGGTCGCCGATGTCCACGCATTGCGCGGATAGTTGATGACTTGGTTTAGCGGCGTGTTGTTGACGTCCGTTGGGTATAACACTTCAAAACGGCAATTTGGATGAGCCGAGCGAACGTAGTTAACGATCTGGGTGGTAAACGTCCCGATTAATCCTGGCAGAAAAGAAGCTTCGTCCGGAATTGTAGCCGGGTCTACCGTGTTCGCCGTGATCACTGCCATCGAACGCCCGTACTGCGTCTGAAACGCGCTCGTTGTGTAGGCATCGTAGAATGGCATGCCGGAGCCATCATCCGGGAAATACCACCACTGCACTTCGCCGAACTGCAGATACGGGGTTAGTCCCGCCGAACTCAGGATTCCGGCCATATCGCTGTAAACCTGCTGCCAAAAGGCGATGCTGGCAGGAGAGAAGTTGGTCTGCCAAGACGGAGTGGTCAGATGGCATGCTGCCTGGCTAGGATAACGCTGCACGATGCCGGCATCGGCGGATGGGTCGGCATTTCCCAATTCCATGCTGAACGACGCAACCACGTCGATTCCGTATCCCTGAAGCGCTCGAAAGAAACTCAAGCTCCAATCTCGAGCGGCCCGGTTCAATCGCGGCGTCGCTTCGAGGTCCGTTATCCAAGCGCCGTCTGTGCCCCCAGACAGCGTCGCGCCTGACGTCTGTATCGTAAGGTTAGAAGTATTTGGGCTGGTCGAAATCGTGATCGCGTTTCCGTCGGATCCGAGCGAGCGAGAATAGATGATCAGCTGATTCCCAATCGCTTCCGCGCGAATCGCCGTGTATCCGCGGTTCAGCTCCAGAGCAAAAGCCGTCGCCAGAGTTGCCGTTGTATCGCCGATCAGATTCAAGTGTCCGATTACATTCTGCGTTGAAGGGGGCTGATCGGTCCGACCGATGATAACTTCCGTGATCAGGTTCGGATCAGGCGCACCCGTGAATGTGATGGTTCCGGAAGCGTATTGGTTCTCCGGATTCGTTAACTCGTAGAACCACAACGCGCCCGCGTAGTGATTCGCACGGCCCTGGAAACCCAGGCTATTTATCAGCCAAGCGGTGCGCTCCGGCGCTAGGGCAAGTGAATGTTCCGTGTCCCAGTCAGTCGCAAGTGCAAGCGCCTTTTCTACCCTCTCAACCGGGAGGTCCGTCGTCGGAATCACAATTTCCACGAAATCAAAATAGAAATACGTGCCCTCTGCCCCGGCGTGCGTAGCAGTGACCGAATGTGACCCGGACGCAAGCTCACCCAAAGGAAGCCGCATCAGCACGTCCTCACCGGCAACGTCAAGGTTCGCAATCAAAGGTGCTTGCCCGTCAATGGAGACCGAGATCTGAGCGCCGCTCGCGACCAAACGGGTACCTAGATACAATGAGTGTTGCTGGGCGGCCGTGTAACTGTACGATACGCTGGATTGGCTTTTGCTCGTCGAATGTATCGTGCCGCCGGAAAAGTTTCCGTTCCCTGCTGTCCACAAGCCCACATACCGGATATCTGTGGAATCATCTTCGATACGCCTGCTCCCCGGTCCGGCCACCGAATATGTCCGCCCTGATCCTGATACGTTCCAGTCGGATACGACGACCTGAAATTCAGTCCGTGAAAATGGCCCCGGTTGCAGATCGGCGGAATAAGTCCATCGCAGCTTTCGGACCCGCCTCGCCGGGACGGTTCCCAAATTCGGGTCGGCCAGCGATGCGAACGGCAACGTAATCTGCCATTGCGATGACGATATGCCCCCACTGAACATCTTCCACGATCCATCCCATTGCTCTGTCCGTGCGCCAGACACGTATGTATATACGCCGATTCTGTTTCCATTTGCGCCGGTGGTGTAATTTTGCGACGGCTTTGAACCAACATACGTAAGCGTTATTGTGGCACCGTTCGGTTCCGCGACGGTCGTTGGTGAAAAGGCGTTCACGCCTTGCGCTATGTTCTGAATCGCGATCTCAGGTGTGTCTCCGTCATTCATCAGATACGGGTAATGCTCGCCAAGAAATGCGATGCCCACATAATCGCCGGCGGTAACGGCACCACCGAGTTGAAATTGGACGATAGGGGACTGATAGTTCCCCGCAACCGGGGTAGCGTAATTTTTGATTGGAACGTGGTAGACCTTCTCGCCCGAGCCATCATCGGCCCATACACGAAGATTCGGCCAGTCCACCGTAGCATAGAGATCCGAATCGAGTGGTATGCAATTCTGCCGCGTTTCTTTGTATGTCAACGTCAGGCCGCTCAGATCGCTATCCGGCAAGGATCGAAACGCAGGATGCTCGAAAACATTGTCTCGATTCCACTCGATGACCGCCCAATCGAACTGTTGGCGCCAGCTGCCGGACACGGTAAACCCCGACGCGCTAGTGGCGCTCAGCGCCGCCATGGCGGATGGCTGAAAGAAATAGCACTGTAGATCGTGATCCGGCCGCAGCTTCTCCAGAATTTCAGCCATTTTCTATAGCCGGATCGTTACGGTAAGGTCGCTACCCGGTGCCGTACCCGCTGCCTGCGTCACGCCTGTGATATCTACGTTAATTTCCGCCTGAGCATGCAGCGGGCCGAGCCCGGCACCGTCTACAACATTGGACATCGTTGCATTGATCGGAATCGTGAGCTGGCAATACGGCTGGCCGTTTTGAGTAACTTGTAGACTGACTGCTGCCTCTGTCGGCGGCTCGCCTACAACCGCATAGACGTCTCGTACCGAATGCGTGCTGTCAACCATCAATGGAGGAGCTGCACTCGTCTGGATTGCAAGTGGGCCCTCCACTTGAATACAGAGTTGCCCTCCCGACAGCGTACGGAGACCGAAATTAGAGGTCGAAGTGAACGACTCGCGCGCAACATCGCTGTTGCCTTGACTGTTCGTCATAAACAACTCAGCAGCCGCGATCCGCACGTCAGGAATGACGATCGGATAGGCGTAGCTGCCGCTTGCCGGACTCCCAATGAAGTCTCGCGCGAACGGCAAAACGTATGTCTTCTTAGCAAGGAAATAAACCGGCGTCAGCGGATTGTGCGCGGCTGCCGTCGTTCCTTCCGCACCCCGTGTCACGGGCACTACGGTGCCGTTGTTAACGTCGCCGCTGACCATCAGAATCTCTGACTCGATTTGGACCAAGTCTCCCGATTGTGCGGATACTGCAGTCCCCAGTGTTAGTCGTACGTCGTTGGCCGCAACCGCCAGGCTCAGTTCAACCGAAGACGAGCCGCTCAGTTCGTCCCAATAGGCGAGCGTTAGCGTCCCCGCTGTAATCGTCCTGGTGTTTTCTAAGCTCGTGAATCCGATTCCGCCGATTTCCACCGTTCCTTGGCCTGGCGCCGACAACCCGAACATGGGAGTTCCAGAAACGTCAGTATCCAGGTTGCTGCCTGCTGCTCCAGAGACTCGCCAATCCGTAATCGGACACAGTTCGTAAAGGCTTTCCTGATCGAGCACGTTAGCCGCCCGCCCTGAAACTTGGATCGTAACTCCTTCCCGGTTCGGCACCGAGAACGATACCGGCGATGCGACGCTCGTCGCGCCAAAATGCCAGCTCGAATCGGCAATCATGAACGTGCTCGTCACATCCGGCTCTATGTCCCATTTCACGAGCGTCGTGACTGTCGTATTAGTGTTCGCACCAATGATCCGTTCCTGGCCCATTCCAGTTCCTGCTGCGATGCGAACGGTCGCCCCTGCGTATTCATTGGGCAACATGTTCAGCGTGCTGTTGCCTATTGTGTTGGCAGAATGCAGATCCACGGTCTCCCCCGGTTGCAGTTCCAGGCGCCAGTAGAAGTTGGCGTGATCATAGTTAGGATCCGGAGGCCCAATCAGGCTCGTACTCAAACCTGTGTCCGTGAACTGTGAAGCCAGCGCCACCCCCGAGGCGATCCGCAGCAGTTGCGCCGGGTTGGCGCCGCGATAAACATCGAATGCCGTCGCACCTGCTGAAAAGCTCAGACCAGTCAGCGCCACTTGGTTTGTATTACCGCCTGCCGGAATGCTCGCTGGTACCGTGAAAGAAAGTGCTCCTTCCGCCCCAGTGGCATCGGTTGCGCTTATCGCGTAATAAAGCGTCTGGCCGCCCATCAGCGTTCCGCCGCTGCTACCAACTTGTGCGTTAAGCCCCACAAGCGGGATTCCCGCGCTGCTGGCTGTCGGCGATCGCGGCGCCGAAAACCCTACCGTCAGCTCGATGTCGATGCCTCCATCGCTGGCGGTGACCGCCGATTGCGTGATCCCAAACTGAGCCACACCATTGGCGTCGACGACACTGCCCACAAGCGGGCGTGGAAGACGGGAGTCGAACCCAGGTTGCCGTCCCGCACCGGCCGATCCGGGACTCGCTACGCTGTACCAGGAATCATCGTGCATTTGCGCCGTGATCCGTGCCGTCATGAAGTTCACGCTCGGCGAGACTTTGGTGATGCGAAATGGATTCCTGTTGAAACCTTCTCTCGCGTACGTCAGCGCTATCAGATCTCCGGGCCGAAGTCCTGCACCCTTTACGCTGGTTTCAAATTCAATATATGTGTTGCCACGAACTGATTTGTATAGCTGGAGCCCAGCTGCTCGAGTTGCCTGATCGAAGTTCGGCAGCCCTAATGCCGTCAGAGTTACGGTGATATCCTGCCCGTTTAGGACACAGTCGTCAACATCCACCAGCGATAGGCTGTCTTGTTGGTATTCGTTAAACTCGTCTTGAAATTCCGCTGTATATCGATTCGGCGTATCCGACGTTGCGCGGCTGCTAATCGTCAGCGATGCTTGTCCGCTAGACCGACGCACAATACCGGAAAAGCTGTCGCCAAATTCATAAGCCGGCCACCCGCCATTCAACGGTTCGCTGCTGTTGCTACCCGCTCGCTTCGCCGGCTGTTGGACTGCTAACGTGTCTTCCCCGTTCAGTTGTAGGCGGCCAGTGCTATCGAAGCTCAAATACAGAGCCGAACCGTTGCGAATCCCGCGCACGATGTCACCGGCACTGCGCCGTCCCGTCAACATCAGATTGCACTGATACCGGGGAATCAACGTGTCGTTGCCGTGCAAGTCCGTCGTATGCACGAGCGCGTCACAGCTTTGGGCTACGGTGGCGAAGCTCGGCAGGTCCAGCAAATCTGTTGTCCATCCGCTCCGCAGAAGTACATCCAACATTACCCACGCCGGATTGTTCGTAAACGACGTGTCGAGCGGATTTCCGTTCGAATCAAACCGTGCTAGTTTCAAACCTTGAACGAGCACTTTAATAGCGGGGAGCGAGGTTCCGCTCGACATACCGTTCGGAACCACAACCGAAATCACTCCCATGCTTCCGTAAGGGTCCCCCAGTGAGTTTCCCGCCGAATCGCAAAAATCCAGGTTGAAGTTGCCGCTCCGCGTTCCCAACGTTACAATGCTGTACCAACCAGTTGCAGTCATGTTGGCCCCGCTTACTCCAACCGGGATGTCGAAGTCATTGACGATCACTTTCAGAACGCTCGTGAGCTCGCCGGCTCCCAATAAAACTTCGAGATGCGTGAGATTTCCGTCATTACGAGCAAAAACAATCGGCGGCTCGTACCACCCCGTTCCATACACCAGCGGCACGACATCGTTATAAAGCGCCTGATTCGGAAGAGGGATTGCCAGGTGCGATCCCTTTTCCCCATAACTTCGAACTTGTATTGCCGGCGGCATGAACTCGATGCCCCCGAATCGTCGGGTCACTAGCTGGTTCGCATCGAGATTGAACATTCCCCGCTGCTGGCACTGTAAGCGCGAGTAGTCGCAGGCGGTGTATGGCACTGATCCATTCAGTGTTCCGGCTCCGCCAGGTTGGTCGGCAGAGTACCCACACCGGTAAAAACGCGAAAACTGGCCCTTGCTACCGCCCGCCACCGCTTCTTGCCGCTGCGCGCTGGTGGAAGGAAACATCCAGGGGCAGCGCTTTTGGATTGTAACATCGGGCAGGTACACGCGCTGCAGGTTCAGCCTATTTGTAAAACTGAGTCGAACCGTGGCATCGGTGACTTGATCGGGAGGATTGGCCACGCCACGAAACACCACCTGCGTATCTGACGCTGGAACGCCCGCCTTCAAGTCAAAGAACAGAAATGTCACCCCGAGCTGGCTTCCCTTCCAGCCGGCATTTCGCTCAACCTCAGACAGAATGCCATCGGCATTCGCAAGCGTGACGGAAATCTTCGAAAGGCCGTCAGTAGCCGCCTCAGGCGATGAGGTCAGGTCGAAGGCGTTATGCTGCAACACCCGGGCAGAATAGCTCTGCCCGTTAACACTTACGTTATGCGTGCTCCACCTCTGGATGTCCCCCGAGCTTAACGTACAGTCGAATAGGAATAGCGGTGTGCCCGGCGTTTCAAGTTCTTTAACGTCGTTGATGGTTGGCATTGAGATTTTCGGCCGGCGCGGTCAGGACAGTTTACTCATCACACGCACGATACAGGAGTTCTGGTTTGGGCCGTCGACCGCCCTTACGAGTACGTCGCTGTCAAACCGGGCATTCGCATAAACCCCGCCAAGGTCCGTCGTTTTCTTGTACGTCCCAGGCGCAAGTTGCGCCTCCACCTGTGCCCCGAAACCATACACGCGAGCGCCCGCTGGCACTTCTATGCTGAACGTCACTCCGTCCTGAACCACCGACAGGGCTGCGCTCCCCGATGCGCGGTTCCAAGTTGCTCCAACCGCCACCGCCGTCGCTACCTCCTGACTGCCAGTCGAACAAACAAGCTGTACCTGGCATGCCGCATCGGTTCTCAGGAACACGCTGAAACAGTACTGAAACCAACTCGGTCCCCCAATAGCTTGCTTCATGCGCTGAGTAGTTTGGGCATTGTTCGTGAGCTGGATCGCATTGCTACCAGCGAACGGATCCTGCGCCCCGATTCCAACCGTCAGAAGCGGATCCGCGCTCCACCCTCTCTGGGTCCAGTCCTCGCTCCACACAAGCAGATTGTCACTCGGATCGAGAAATGTGAAGGTATTGAACTGCCCTTCGGCAGCTTGGAATAGCTGCGCGATGGACAACCATTCGGCATCCGTGAGTCCACCATAATGCAGTTGCCACCGAACTGTACTAGCTCCGGGGTCTGCGGCTCTTATGTTCTCGCCCCCAAGCAGTTCATTCGTGATCGTTCGCGACTGAACCGACCGCTGGATCGGGAACTGCGATATCGATCCGGTCACGAGCTGTGGAAAATAGAGCATTTCAGGTTCGGTTCTCTCGGACGATCAACTGGGTTCTTCCGTCGGACACATCGCCCAGCACATCGCTCATAACGTCACTCTCAAACGAACAACTCGGATATACGGTCCCGTCCCACGGGTCGGTAAATCCAAACGTCCCAAGCTGGCCGGCTTGGGCGCGAAAGAACTCACGTACCTGGTGAAGCTCGCCTTCATCCAGCAACCTCAGCTGTACCGTCCATCGATGCAGAGGCGCTGCCTGGAGTCTGTATCTCTGTTCAGATCCATCCAAAAAGCGCACGATGGAGGTGGCGCACGTAATCCCCGTGCCCGCTGGGTATTGCATCACTGCTCCGGTTTTCAAAGTGGGAAACTGGTTCATCAGAGAGAATTAATCACATCGCTCAGTGCGTTCGAGTTCAGTAAGGCCGTTCTTACAGCGTTCGCAATTTCATCCGAATGGTCTAGAAAAGACCGGCTGTCCATCGCATTCACTTGAACCGTCACTTGGGGTGCCGGCTGTACCGATTGCGCGCGGGGCTGGCCGCCTTCTGCGTAACTAACCGGCGTAACCGCTCCTCCCGGGTTGGCTGTCAATCCCGCGTCGTATTGAACCGGCGCCGGAAGCATGAATGGTGTCATCGCCGGAGCCGGCGTACTGCTGCCTCCCCCAAACAGCGACATAATGCCACTGATGATCGGGGATAAACTCAGTGCGCCTCCGAACAGGCTTTCTGCAACACCGGCAGCTTGGCTGCCCGCGGAAGTCCCAGCACCTTTTGATGACGTGTTCTGCGTGACGGCCTGAGTGTTTCCTTGTAAAGCCGTGATAGCGGCCTGTTGCGTTGAGTTGAGTCCCGCGATCTGCGTAACCAGCGACGACATTTGTTGAATCATTTCGTTGCTGTTTGAATTCTGCTGCACAGCCCCGCTACTGTTCGCGCCGGTTACGCCAGAGTTCGCAGTCGATAAGGCCGTAGCTGATGAGGTAATGCCTGCGACTTCGCGAATCACGTCACTGGAAGACGTACCTCCAACCCCGCTGTGGCTTAGTAACTGCTGCCATTCACTCCGCGCCATCGCCCCGCTCCGTTCTCGACTCGTTTTCCAGCACAAACATCGCTTCCACCACCCGCGCCGGGACGGCCCGATAGTCTGTCACGCCAAGTAATTTCACAGTCTGATATTCCTCAAGCAGCGAAATGCTCTCCGCCGAAATGTATGAAGTCGGGCACTCGGACGTTCCCGTCCTGCCGCGCGCCCATACTATCGGTCCCGGGATGACGTGGGCTCCAAGCCACCCGCACTGCCGCCGCTTCTCCAAGCCGCTTGCCCTGCAGTTGTCGCATTTCCACGCGGCTTGATTCGCAAATTGAAAGTGGAAAGCGACTATGAGTTTTTTCTTTCTTCTTCGCTCAAGCCGCACTGCGCCTTAATTGCTGTCACGACCTCTCGTGTAAGCTCTTCAGGCCCCTTCTCGATCAGCCGCTCCGCTGTTGCCGGTTCTCCATCGATCTTCAACCCATCGATCCGAACCAGCCCCCAGCGAATGTAGATCGCTTCGATTTCTTGTTTCAGCAAGTTGGCATCTATCTTGTCCTGCAGCTCCGTGCCGGCTTGCAGGAACTCTGCCTTCTGGCTGAGCTCCCGTACCTGTCTCGCCAACTCCATCCGCCGCCCGAACGAGATCCGGTGAATCGAAAACAGCACGGCCGGCATTGCCTGCGATCGAATATTGACGACACTTTCATACGATGCGACGCCGCTCGCACTGCTGGGAGCTGTTGCATCAGCTTCCCGATGAGCTTTAACCAAATGCGACAAAAAGTTCATCATTCACGCTCCCCTGCGCCCGGCACGATTGAAATTGCCATTGCTGCCGCTTGTCCGAATCGTCGAATTCGGGAACCTCAGGAATTACACTCTTCATGTAAATCCCGAACAGCTGCCCCGCCTGCTGCCCGAGCTGAAGCATCATGCTGACCGGGGACCTCTGGCGTGCGGCCTGGTATAACGCGGCCGTCGCCGCGTCGTCCTGCTGATAGATGCTGAAGTCAACAGTCACAGTGCGTTCCCCGGGGGCGATGGCCAACGGCAAGCTCGCTCCAAACTCTCTTGTTCGCAGATCTAAATTGTTTTGGAAAGTAATCTTGGCTTTAGTGAGCGTAAAGAACTGGTCGGGCGTACTACCCAGCCAGACTTGCCCCAGATGCCCTGGAACAATCTGATAATTAATCCCACCTACGCTAGGCTCGGCTGGAAACGCACTCACCTGCGCTTGCCCACTGACAAAACTGGAGCTGTCTAGCAAGTCCTGCGCTTGGCCCGCGAAAACGAATTCGTGAAAATCTCCGTTCACCGCAACAGTGAACGAATCGACTGCTGCTCCTGACAAAATGCGCTGGACGGCGCTTCCGGGACTCCAGTAATCGAAAATCGTGACGCTGCTTAGATCCGTTGCGGGCTGGATTGCCGCCGTCGGACCCGTCTGCGCCCCGATGTTTAGGGGCGCGCTAAACGGCGCGTTTAATTGCACGGTCTGGTTGTCCACGATTGCCGCCGCGAACCGGATCTCGCCACCGCTCGTCAGAGCCTGTCCTGGAGCGAGCCCGTGCGGTGCTGCAAATACAACGTTGCCGGAGGTAGAGGCCTGCGCCACGGCTCCCCCAGCTGATTGCATCGCACCTCCACCCAGGCAGGCTTGAAACAAGGGCCAGCACGCCGGCAGCGCCGTCTGGTCCGCCCAGTTCGTCATATACGTCCTCAACTCGAACGTAGTCTCTTTCCTTAACCCGCTCGGGTTCCCCAAGAACGTCCGTGACCCGCTCTTGTCCCTCCTCTGCACCTTCTCGGACCTCTGCCTGGTCGTGAGCTTGATGGCGGGTATCCGATTCGTACTGGTAATTGATCCCGCTTTCCCATAACTCTGCTCGGGCGCAACGTAGAACCGATTGTTGTTCGATGAAATGTATGACATAGTTATTTGCGTGTTTGCTGCTTTTCCCTAGTACATCCGGAGCTAACCCGCGCTGACCTCGAGATCGAAAGAAATTTCCGCTGTTTGAAGAAAGTTTCGCCCGCCGTGCTTAACCTTCCCGAAAGTTACTTCATATCCGCCGCCGTAAAAAAATCCATCGCCCCAATCGCCACGGTTGCCGTCCAATACCGACGCGATCGCGTCCACGTACATGTGGAGGTTTGACTCGATACTGTCTAAACGGTCTTGCGACACTCGCGCCTCGATTGACATCTGAGCGTCGCCGGAGAACGTACGAAATTTCTCACGCAGATCGTTCACTAACTTGTTGCAGTAAACGTAAATGAGCGGATACTTACTCGGCAGGCTCTTCTCCGCAATATCCGGCGCTACATTCTGGCCGATAATCTGCTGCGGCCCAATCTGAGGCAGCGGTACGCTCTGCTGCGAACTGAGAGCCTCCACCGCCGCTGGGACGCCGTTGCTAGCCGCTAAAATCGATGCCAGCTTCCTCGTTGCGGCGCTTGCAATGGACAGCATTGCTATCCTCTCTCGATCACTTTCTGATCGACGCAAAACCAAGTTGGCATTTGTCCGGGGCCCGGCGGTCTTCCCGCCGCAATCGAGCACGCAGTCCAGCTATCGCTGAAACCGATAGGACTGCCGTTTTGCAACATGAGCTGGCTAGGCGCCTCGCCGGCAAATACATTCCATCCGGATGCATTCGCCGGAGGCCCCACCACCGTAACCGCTAGCTCCTGTCCATCCGACGTCGTTATAACCGCCACCTCGCTTGGGCTGCTTTCGTCACCCGCGGCATTTGTCCAAGTAACGGCGACGTAGTACGTGGCGGCTTTACCGGGTCCGTTAACTCCTAATAGCAGGGGTACCGCCGGCCGCGGAAGCGGATCCGATACCAGCCCCACCCCGATTTGCAGATATGTTTCCGCGCTCGTCTTCGCGAGGCTTTCATACTCATTCCATTTACTCAGGTACCGATCGTTTAGCTGATTGTTATAGCTGTCGCGATAAACCAACGCCAGCGTTTTTAGGGCATGCCACTGCTTCAGCGGCGCCGTGATCACCACATCGCTCGTGCCTCTCGCTCGTCGGGTGTTCCAACGCAAATCGGAAATCGGTAGCCGCCGCAGAAGAAACATCATTAGCTCGCTTGCGATCTCGTCTTGCGCGAGCATCATCTTCCCTTCCAGGTCGATTCCTTCGGTGCTGGCCACCCCCAAAATACCGCTCTCGTAATTTTGGAGATCGATCTCGGAACTGATCGGCCCATCGTTGAATAAAGCCATCCGCTTTTACCGCTTCTCCGTTTTGGAATTCCTTACCGCTCGTAGTTCCGCTTCTGTGATAACGTTCACCTGCACTCGTTCCGCCATCGCACGCTGCTCGGCGTCCCGTAGCGCCGTTTCCACGCCGGCCCGATACTCCGCTGCTTCTTCTGTTGTTGCCAGACGCGCTCGTCCCTCTAGAATCGAACGCGCTGCGATGCATCGCGAAACCTCGGCCTTCTGCCCGGCCCGGCCTCCGTCTGGCGTTTCATTGCTGACAATGATTACGTGCGGATCCGTGATTTCCTGCTCGATCTTGCGAAGTTTTTGATAAAACAGTCTTAGGTCCATGTTCGTCCTTGGTCGCAAACCCGCTGAGACGCGGAGAACCGCCCAAGTACCTCCGCGCCTCCTCGAGTTCACCCACTAACAGGTCACTTGCACCCCAAATGGATTACGCAGCACCGCCGTTCCGTACAAAACGTCTACAGTGAACTGCTGCGCCAGCGTGTTCGGCTGGTAACTCATCACCACACGAATCCCGAAGTTGCCCATCTCGGCGTACTCCGCGATCGCCCCGGTACCCGGCAGTGGTTGCGGGAGTCGCCGGATCACGAGACCAATCGCGTCCCGCGAAAATGCCATGTTGTGCGTAGCCACCGGCCCGCTTCCCGTCTTCGGCACTAGTTGGGATCGGAAGACGAAAAAGTCTTTAATCTTTCCAACCGCACCTTCTACCAGCGCCCGCAATCCTGCGTCGCCTGCCGTATAGTATTCACTGAATCGTGGGATCTGCCGTAAGGTCGAATAAGTTGCTGGGTCGACAACCAGGTACTTGCCCGCGCTCGGAGGCACCTTGGCTTGGAACAACGTCGTCTCCGCCGAATCGATCACGGCTTCCGTCAGCGGCATCCCCGCGCTACCAATCGCTGGATTCGCGGAAAACTGCGAATAGAGACTCAAGATGTCTGTTTCGATTCGCTCCGCAATTGCAACCACAGCGGGTTGCATGTAGAGTTTCAGTAAGTCGGGAACCGCCAGAACCTTCGTGACATCCGGAATCTGGAAGGTCGCTTCTGCGTGCGTGTTCAGCACGATTTGTGCGTTCCCCAGGTTCGGATTTTGTGCCTGGACCGTTCCGCCTTCGGCTATGTTGTTCGCCACTAGCGTAGGCGGTATCGGCACGTTCACCGTGTCGCCGGCGTGAGCTAGTGTCGGCTCATAGTCGCGGTTTACCAAATTGCCCATCACCAAATTACTGACTAGGGCGGGCAAGGCATCCACGGCTACCAGTTTTACGATCGCATTCGCGACATTTGCTGATGTAATTGCTGCCATTGATCTGTCCTTCTCCTTTTGTCAACTCTCGCGCTCGATCGCGGCTTCGGCCGCATCGGCGCCTTGCTCATCAAGCCCCTCGCAGCGCCTGATTGGCTACCCGCGAGATCTCTTGGCGAACCTTCGCCAATTCCTCCTCGTTCATCCCCGGACGGATCTTGTCCAGATCGATACTCGACGCGCTCGCAGGCGCCTTCGTGCCCGATCCCATACCCGACCCGCCCGGAATCCGCGCCGGAAGAAGCTCCGGGTTCTCCTGCACAAAACCGGCCAGATAATCCTTCAGCGGAACGTCTCCCCGGTCCGCCCGCACCATTAATCGCCCGTCCTCGGACCGTTTTACGTCGTCTTTGACGGCGCGGTATGCCAAGTCGACCTTGGCCACCCCAAGCCGTTGCAGTTCTGCGCGAATGGATACGCTCCGTTCCGCCTCTTCGGCGAGGTGACGGCTCCTCTGGTTCTCTTTCACCAGCTCGTTTACGCGGTTCTCTAATTCCTCCCTTCGGCGCCGTTCGTCGATCAGTTCTGCTTTGTAGGCAGGTTCCGCTTTCACCTGCTCCGCTTTCACAAATTCCTCGATGACGCCTCGAATCAAGGAACGCAGCTCGGTCCCTTCTGTTTTTGTTTCGTCCATAAACCCCCTTGGTACCTGTGGCACACGCACTCATGCGTAACGCATTCAGACTCGTCTGAACGCGTGAGCAGACCTCTTCCTCTTCGCTCGCGGACCGGACTGCTCGAGACTACCCCGCTTGGTCGATCTCCCGCCCAATCCGGTCCTTCACCTCCTGCCTGACATCGCACAGGAACTGAAAAGCTACTTTCTTGAACACCTGCCTCTTCAGCGTCGGAGACTCGATCCCCAGTGCTAGCAGCCTCTCCGCATCGCTTAGCTCTGTGCCAAAGTCCCCAATATCAAACTCGTCCACGCCGGAAACATCTATACTCAAACCGTCCTCGCGCGCCTGGTCAATAGCCCGCAGTACGCGTTTCATCCCATCCTTCACGGCATCCCCGTAAGCCCGCAGCACTTCTTGCGTGATCGCGAAATCCCTCTGCTTACTCGCCCCCGATTGCGCGACGGCACCCGAAATTGCCCCGCCGGCGTGCGTCACATAGCAAACCCGGTAAATCTCTTCCTGCAGCCGCGTCAGGTTGTCCGCCGCGATCTGGTACACGTTACCCTGTGGCTCGGTCCACCCGAACCGGTCTTGCGGGCCCAACTGAATGTAATAGGACTCCCCCATCACCTGGTTCCAGTCGCGCTCGGAGTAAACCACCGGCATCGCAAACAGGCCCATCGTAAGGGCCCAACCCAGAGCATTCGATTTATTGAAGTGCTCTAGTTGCAAGCTTCCGGCTTTGTTGAGAAGCCAAAGTCCCTCCGAAATTCGCAACTCCAGAATTGGCACCCGCAACTGCTTGGCCAGGCCGTGCCGGCCTTCTGCCGTCATCTGGATTCGCCCACGCTCCTGCCCTTCTCCGGACTGCTCGTAGATTCTATAGTTCTCCTTGTCGTAGTAAACCCAGCGAGTCTGTTTGTCCCATGCCGCGTCCTCAATCTTGTCCTTTCGCAGACTTTCGGTCCGAAGCACCACCCACTGGAAATGGCCGTGTTCGTCGTAGCTCCAGTTGATTAGTTCGTCCGCCGAATAACCGACCAGGTAGGCTCGCGACGCCCCGCGTTCGTCTTCTTCTGCCCGCGTTCCCGCCGGCCGGATTTGCCGCGGAAAGTCAACCAGGATGTAACTCTTTCCGCAGATCAAAGCTTCTATGAACTGCCGCCGGAAAAATTCCGCGAAGCTGGCGCCCTTCAGGTCGCAATCGTCGATGAACTTCCCATAAAATCGCTTCGCGCGATCGTTGTTTCCCTCAAACGTCAGCACCGGCTCGCGCCGGAACAGTGTCGCCGTATACCAATCGATGATCGATCCGATATAGTTCTCGTAAAAGCTCCGGCTCAATCTCTCGGCATAAACATCCAACGGCTCCTTTTGACGTCGCACTAGATAGTGATCTGCACGCGTTTTGAATTGCTCCCCGCCGACATACAGATCGCGGTACTGGTGCCACACTCTGCGGTGTGCCGCGTATTCCGGATGCTCCTGGCTGATGTCGAACCCGCTGGCCGTGCTCGTCTGTGTTAGTTGCATCAAATCAATCGCCTGTTCTGCTCGCCAAAACTCACTTTCGGCCGGCATTCTTGCCAGACCAGATAACCAAGCGCGTCCGACAAGTGCGTCCGCCGCGGATCTCTGTCCTTGTCGATTACGCTGCTGTCCGGTTTGTACATCACTTCCTCGAAATCCGTGATCAGCTCCTTACACCGCGGATGCACCCACAAGTGCACTTCCTCGTTAGCCGAGAACAATTTCGCATTAACCAGCGCCACACGTTCCCGCACGCTCGGATTGCTCGAAGGAACCCGAAACTTCACCGCCTCATACCCTTCGCGCCGGAAGAACTCCCGAATGATCCGGTAGTCGGTCGTGCCTGCCGTTTGCAGCCTCTGCCCGGATGCGTCCCCATATATCACGATCCCTGCCGCATGATTCGGATACCGCGCGTGAAACTCCTCGCACGCCTGCAGCGTGCTGGCCCGGTTCAATACGATTTCGTCCAGCACATGAATGTCGTCCCCGACTTGTTGCGCCACAATCGAGCTCATAGGATCTACATTGAAATCCAACGCCCATAACAGTCCCGCATTCGGATCTACCGCCGCTTCCCGTAGGTTTCGCGTACGCTTGAACCCCTCATAGACAACTCCAGCCTGGACGCTCAGGTACTCGCCCAGAACCTCCTGTTCGAAAAACTTCGGATCGTAGCTGCTCTTCAGGCGTTCGTAAAAATCCGGAATGCAGTCCAACACATACCGGTTCTCATACGGCCGCGCCAGCACCGCATCGTATCCGTCCACCCTGTCACGGATGAAGCGCCTATATACCCAGTCAAATCCTTTCGGCGTCCACACCGCGTAACCGCACAACCGCTTCGCCGCTGGATCCCGCAGCCGCCCTTCTAATCTCAACCAGGCTTCTTCGGTCGTGTAAGTCAATTCATCCACGCCGAACCACGCCAGGTTTGTCCCGCGCAGTCTTTCAAAGTCGTCCACGGCGCGGAAATGAATCCGCGATCGCGTGTCCTTCATCACCAGCACCAGTTCTGATTTGTTTAGCTCATGCCGGATGCCGTTACGGTTGAGAACCTCTAGAAAGCTCGACAGTGTCGCGTCCCGCAGCATTGGATACGTAGGCGCGCCAATCAAGCCCTGCCTGCCGGGATTCAAGTAACTCAGCCGGATTGCCTCTTGGCACAATGCCTGGCTCTTACCAGACCCAATCGGCCCTGAAAATCCCTTGAATCTCGCTCCCGAATCGTGAAACCTTCGCTGCGACGGCAGCGGCACATAATCTATTTCGAGTCGGACCGTACCACCGATGCCTCTTTCCACGTGACGATGATCTCCCTCGGCTGTTCTTCCTCCTCCAGCTCCCGTTCAAGCTGCGTCAGCCGGATGAAATCTGCCAGCGTGAACTTCATCTTGTTCACATCTATCTTTTTCCCCATCTTCTGCAGCATTTCAGTGATTTGTCGCCTTCGCGTCCCCGATGCTCGTTTTGCTTGCGCCACAAAAAAATGGGCGCCCCTTTTCGGAGGCGCCCCAAACAA